TTGGTTGATTGGATCGATCACTGGCGCGCTTGCTGCAACGGGCATGGCGCTGGCTCTGCATGACTCCGGCTGGCCTATCGCGGTGCAGGGGCTTCTCATTGGCATCGCCGCCTACAATGCAGCCGACGTTCTGGAGGCGGTGCGGCAGCTCGTCGTAATGCTTCGCGAAGATCCTGTAGCGTTCATCGAGCGAGTATGGAAAGCGATTCGCGGGGGTGGAAAATGATCGAATCGAAGGATGTGATTATCCTGGTGCTGTCGGCGATGTGCTTAACGTGTGCCGTGCTGGAGTTCGCCTGCCTGCGCGATCCTGATATACCAGACAACACATTGAGCACGATCGGGCGCCGGCTTGCGATTGTCGGCTGGCTATTTTTCTGCGGTCGACTTATTCAGGTATCGCTGGAGGATTTCACGCCGAACATCCCGCTGCTATCGTGTCTCGCCTTTTTCTGTTTGGCGTTGGGCAACATCGTCAGGTGCGTGAATCGGCTGAATCTTCCGTGCGAAGAATTTAGAAAGCCGGTGCAATGACGCCGCGCGAATGGATCGATACCGGCGTACTGCCGGCGTATGATCTACTGCCGGCGCGCATGGCAAGCATCGAAGCAACGGCGTTGCTGACCGCGATTGCGCTACAGGAAAGCCGCTTGATTCATCGGGTGCAAGTAGGTGGACCGGCGCACGGGTTCTTGCAATTCGAGAAGGGCGGCGGCGTGCATGGGGTGCTTCATCATTCTGCGACGAAGGAGCATGCGATTACCTGCTGCGAACTTCGGCATTGCGAACCGACAGACAACGACGTGTACGAAACCATCGTCAACGATGATGTCCTAGCGGCGGCGTTCGGGCGGCTGTTACTCTGGACGGTCGCAGGTCCGCTTCCGCAACGGAGCCAGCATCAATACGCTTGGGAGTATTACGTATCGGGCTGGAGGCCGGGTAGGCCACACAGGCACACGTGGGATGCGTTTTTTGATACGGCTTGGAGAGAGGTGCTAGCATGAAACTGCGTCAATTGCCGATGGATCAAGTGCAGGCTCATCTTGACGATGAGTTGGTGCCGCCGTCCACGCCGCCTGTCACGATGCCAAGCGTACCCGGTTCGATCATCGCGCCTTTGCAATACTCCGGGCCTGCATTGCCTGCCGGATTCGTCGCGACCGATAAACAAGCCATCATCAATGCCTGGTGTGGTGCTGCGTTTGACTACTCGGCGAAGCGTATGTACCTAGCCGTTCCAGGAGGTCATCAGGACTGGTATCCAAACGAGTCTTTCGAGCTACAGGTTCCGAGTGGGCCAAGCAAACGCCTGCACGCAATGACACCATGCCCGCCGACGATTGTTGGGCCGGAAACCGTTTACTCTGATGGCAAACCAGCAAGCCGCCACACCTACAACGGCTCGTGCTACATCAACAGTCTTAACCGCGTGTATGTGATGGGAGGTTCAGTTACCGGGCCAACAGGCAACGGCGATCATTACGTTGGTCTACTCGATCCAGTGACCGGGTTATGGACGCACAAGAAGTCGTCGCCAAACACGCAAAGCATGGGGCTGACCTCTATCTACCATCAATCGCGTGACCGCGTGATTTATGGGTACGGTACGAAGGACATCACAGAATACAATCCGCACACCGATACGCACACGCGCATTACGCCGCAACTGACAAACACGAACTACGATGCCGATCATGGTTCTGCCGTCACGCTTGCACTGGACGAGAGCACGAACTATCTGTACGCGTTCAAGATCGGCGGTTTCGTATTCACGAATCGCACAGTTTCGTTAGTGCGGTTGAAGCTATTCTCCGGCAGCGGTGCGTGGGAAGAATTGGACGTTACCGGCGATCTGAGTACGCTGCGCAGCATGAATCCGGGCGCGGAGATTGACGGCAACAGGATGGTGCTGTTCGGGCTGAATGATCCGGCATCGTTGACCGTGGTTGATCTAACGACGCTGTTTGCAAAGAAGGTGCCGATTCCTGCGGTTGACGTATCCAAGACCGGCAACGGTATATTCAATAGATTTCGCCGATACGCGCCTGACAAGTATTGCGTTCTGACCGATGTCACTAAGCCGCTGGTGCTCATCGATCTAGTCGATCAGCCTGTACCTGTTCCGGTCGATTGCGTGATGTCGGCATGGTCCGCGTGGGCACCTACTGGAGATTGGTCGCCATGCGTAGCAGGGTCGCAATCGCGCACAGAGCAACGAACTAGAACCATCATCACGCCGCCGAGCAACGGCGGGGTCGCATGCGGGCCAACGTCAGAGACTCGCACAGTAACGCAAGCCTGTACGGTCACGCCGCCGAATCCGTTGCTAGTCGAGGCGCACGGCAACGCCTATACGCATGCTAGCTACTGGGATTCCATCGATTACCTGGACATCACCAAAGCACCGAAAGAAGCCGATGCAATTCCCTGGGATACGTTCATGCCTGGGGCAACGGATAACAGGATTGCGAATTCAGCAAAAGGCAAGCGCGTTCCGTTCCGGCAACTGCCGGTATATGGTCCGATGAATTCGCTGACGTGGACGATACCGGCATTTGTGCAGGTTGGAACTACTACCGTGCAAACGCATCTAGCGTCTAACTTCGGCGCTGACCCAATGCTGAACATCCGTCCCGGATTGTTGAACTGGCGTAGCGCGTGGAGCAAAGCGCCGCCTGGGCCGTATCCTGCTCGTCCAGGGCCGCGTGGGCATAGCATCATCAGTCCATTCATCACTGTTTACGGGCATTCGCGCCGCAAAGAGGATGGCACGCTTTCAATGCTTCCGCATGCGCCGATGTGGGTATCTGTCCGCACCGATGGCCTTTTGCAGACGTGGGAGCGCGACGGGTCGGTGCATGACATCATGGCCTTGCCGATACCGGCGAATAGCTATGTGAATGACATGGCGCTTCCGGTCGAGGTTGCAAATAGCAAACTGCTCTACTACATCGATTCGGTCAACGGAAAAATCTACCATGTAGACCGCGCGACTACGCCCGCGACGATTACAGAATTCGCATCTGGTTTCGGTACGCTGACCAGCATCAAGTTGACACGTGGAAAACTGTATGTGTGCGAGCGCTCCAGCGGCAACGTAATCGAGATTGATGTTGCGACCAAAACGCGGCGCACGATCTGTAATATCCCGATGTGCTATTGGGTGGACTATACCTCTACCGGCAAACTCGCAGTGGCAAGCGAAGACGGCGAGATATTTAGGGTCGATCCGGTTACGAACACCGTGCAGAAATCGGCAGTCCCGTCGCAAGGTGGTCCCGCCAAATTCGTGCAGATTGCCGTTGATCGATGGGGGCATTGTGGCGAGGTCGATACCGTCTATCTTGTGATGTTCACGGGTTGGCAGAATCATCAGATGGTGCGCCTATTCCCGGACGGAACGTGGAAGTCTGGCATCGACTCCGGTAATAATTATTTCAGCTTGGGTCCGGCAGGTGGATTGTGGGAACCTTTTGGTCATTATCTTTGGATCATCGCGGTTCACCCTGACGAGGGATTGCTTGCTGTGGGCGGGTCGAGTACGCCGATCTTCGGAATTCTCGCAGCGGTGTGTCCAGAAGATACGTGGCCCGCGTTGCATCCGGCAGATGGAATCCCGAGCGGAACTTCACTTGCGTATTGGGGATACGGTGGCCCGCAGCCCGGCATCTATCCGAGCTTCACGTCTCAGATGTCGGCACATGGATGCAGCGCAACCGGCATTACCGGCGACTATCTCGTGAGTCTCGGCTGGCAGGGGTTCAAGGATTGGCTATTGAACGGCGGCATTGGACAGACGAAGCGCGTACTCACAAATCGTGAACTGTGGTCGTTGATGTCGCTGCCAACGTATAACTCGCAGCAGCACGTCAAGCAGGGGCGCGCGTTGATCGATTCGCTCAAAGCGTTCTTAGGCGTCTAGCATGACTCCGCGCGAATGGATCGATACGGGTGTGCTTCCGGCTTACGCTATCCTTCCAGCAAGGATGGGCAGGGTCGAAGCAACCGCGATGCTTACAGCTATTGCGCTCCAGGAAAGTCGCCTCATTCATCGGGTGCAAATAGGCGGGCCAGCACACGGATTTTTGCAGTTTGAAAGGGGCGGCGGCGTGCATGGTGTGAACAATCACGCGTCAACGAAAGAGCATGCCAAAACGGTATGTGCTGCGCGTGGACGCGAACCGACCGATGATGCCGTGTACGAGGCGATAGTCAACGATGACGTGCTGGCCGCTGCATTCGGGCGGCTGTTGCTGTGGACAGTGGCGGGTCCACTGCCGCAAAGAGGCCAGCATCAATATGCATGGGAATACTACATCTCAGGCTGGCGGCCTGGTCAGCCACATCGGCACACATGGGATGCTTTCTACGATACGGCTTGGCAGGAGGTGCTGGCGTGATCCCGCCGTTCCTGCTGGCGAACTGGCGCATCCTCGCGGTGATCGGCGTGCTGCTCGTGGCTGGCGCCGCGGTGGGCGTGTCCCGATTGCAGCTTGCGAACTGCCGAGCGGCCCTTGCCGAGACACGGGCGGCGCATGATCGGTTGCTCGGCGTGGTTCAGCAGCAAAACGCAGCGGTCGAGCGCATGGAACGGGAAGCCAAGGATGTGGCTGCCAAAGCTCGCAGGGCGCGCGAGGCTGCGGCGGCGACAATCAGGACCGCCGAGGGCAAGGCTAAGGGGCTGGAAACGATCATGGCGACGCCTAGAGCGCCGTCAGAGTGTCCGGCGGGTGATGCAGTGCGGGTGATTCGTGCGGACTTGGCTGGCCGGTAGTCTGCTGCTGGCCGGCTGCGCCTCGGGGCCGCTCATGCCAGAGGTCGTCAAAGTCCCGGTGCCGGTGTCGTGCGTCGAGACGGTGCCGATCAGGCCGGGATTTGCAACCGATACCGATCTGCTAGGGCTGGATGATTTCGGGATCGTGGTATCGCTGGCGCGGGAACGACGATTGTATCAGGGCTACACAGCCGAGCTAGAGGCTACGCTGGCCGGGTGCCGGTAGGTGAGCGGCGGGCAGGATTGGTTACCTACTGCTTCCGGTTTGCGAGTCCGGTTTATCGGCGGGTTGCACCCCTTCGTCGTTGATTCCGCGCCGCTCATGATTATTATATCGCAGGTCGCCGCACTCCCTGCTGTGGCCGGAGTTCCCGAGCCCTAGCACAGTGCGGCGGGTGCGACTGTTGATGGCGCCCCGTGAAAGACTTGAACTTTCAACCTTCCGAATGACCGGACGCTCTAATTGAGCTAACGGGGCGGATTTTGGCATAGGGTGGGCGGCAACGACGTTTGTAGGCGTGCGCTAACGCCTCGTTATAGGGTCGGAATCGAACCGACGACCTCCGCAGTAGGAGAGCGGGTCTCTGCCACTGAGATACCTACTCTTTGACGCCTGCGACGCTCCACGCCGTGCCGCCCAAAGTTTGCCTAATCAAACGTCTCCAGCAGCAGCGATAACTGCTCGCCCTGCCGCTCTAGCTGCGCCAATTTGTCGCGCATCTTGGCGTTTATGTAGGCTTTCAATGCGCCTGGCTCCATCCCGATCTGCTTGGCGATGTTGGCAACCGCTTCCGAATACGACGTAGCAGCATCCGTTTTCTGCTGCCAGATTTTCTCAAGCTCCGGCATCTGGATCTGCAGGCGTTCGAGGTTGATGGCGGGGGCGGTCATGTCGTTTCTTCCTCGTATTCCGCCAGCCAGGCGTTAATGGCAAATGTAACGGGCTCGAATTCGTCGATAGATCCGAATCGTTCCACGAATGCCCGGAGCATCGCCAGAGCGTCTAAGCGTTCGTTCTCTATCCGTCGCGCTTCCTGTTCCCTTGCCTCAATAGCCGCACGTTTCCCGCGCTCGATTGCCTCTTGTTCCTCCCTTACCTTGCGCTCGGCGGCTTCCTGCGCTTCACGTAACTTCCGTTCGGCATCCTCCGCTGCGCGCCGTTCCTTTTCCGCCGCCTCACGCTCACGTCGAATACGTTCGGCTTCCGCTTGCTGCTCGGCGCGTGCTTTCCGATCCGCTTTCTCTCTAGCTTCGCGCGCCTTACGGTCTGCTTCCTCTCTAGCCATCCTTGCGGCGCGTTCCTGCTCTTCAATACGCAATCGCGCTGAACGTTCCTCGGCTTCGAGCTTTAGGCGCGCAGCGCGCTCTTGTGCCTCGCGTTCGGCCTTTTCCTTCTCCAACTTCGCGCGTTCCAGTTCGATGGCTGCGCGTTCATCTGCCATGCGTTTCTCTTCCGCTTCTTTTCGTGCGCGCTCTTCCGCCGCAAGCCGTTCCTGCTCGGCGCGTATCGCAGCGTTCTTTTCGTCCTCCTTGCGCTTTTCCTCGCGCTTGATCTGCTCGTCTATAGGCGTTTCTAGCGCAAGCAACTCGGCAGTGATGCGCCTGGCTTCTTCGTCGATCACTTGGCAGCGGCGCAACGCAGGCGCCTTGATGGCCTTGCGCAAATCCTCAAGCGAAGTACGGTACTTCCTGATTTCTGATCGGCTCTTGACGGCGGTCTGCATTCCATCGCGCGTGGTCACGTCGAAAATGACTGCCTGATACTTCGCCTTCAGGTCCGAGAGGGCGGCTTCGGTCTTGCTGTACTCCACAATCTCATTAGCCATCACACATTCTCCTGCTGCGCAATCTCGCCCGTCTCGGTGTTGACGCTACCGGCATCAATCTCTGCCTGTCGCAGCGATTCCGTGGTCACGGTAAATTGCCCGTCCGAGCTACGTTCGGTATCGTACACATCGTTCATTTCGTCCGACGTGTTGAGCCCCATGCTGATCTCTGGCGCATGCGTATTCACGAGCCACGCAGCGGCACGATAGGACAGCATCAACTCGGGGATCGTCTGCCATTTAGATCCCTTCTTGTCGTACCATCCTTCCTTGCGCGCGAGTTCAATTGTGATCGTCGGGCCTTCGATCTTCTCGCCAGTAGCTTTCTCGACGGCATGCGCGCGACATCCCCATGTATCTTTCCCACGTTCGCCGGTCCACTGATAGCGGATCGCGCTGAATCTTCCGCACTGATTGAACGAGGCGATCAGGAACTTGGCGGACCAGCTTGGATTGCCGTGCACGACGTATAAATTTTGCATCACAAGCAACGGCGATGCGCCGATGCGCTGCGCGAGTTCCAGAGCGATCAAGCAATTCGGCAAATTGCCCTGAAACTGCTGCGGGACCAATGTTGATTGGGCAAGCGCTTTTGATGCGCGTTGCATGAGTTCAAACCCTTGAAGGTTGTCAAAGCCTGCCCGTACTATTGGCATATGTTGCTCGGGCGCTGCGCTAGCACGGCGCAATTCAGTTAGCGTGGTCGGCACTGCTGACATGAGTCTTTCTCCTATTGCGGTTTTGCTCCAAGCGGGTCGCCCATCGGCAATTACTCTTTTCGTAGTTACCATTGCCGTCGATACGATCCAGTGACAGGCCGGCAGGACGTTCGCCCATGTCGGCCAAAAAATTCTCAAACTTGCGCCATGGCGCGCAGACCGCAATACCGCGGCCGCCGTAGTTTTTCCAGTGCGAATGTTTTTCGTTGGTACAGCGAGCGATCATCGCAACCCAACTGAGATAGGTCGGGGAGCCATAGTGATCATGCGTGCGCTGCTTCGCAGCCATCTTTTCGGCGCGCACGCATCCGCAGGATGTCGTATCACCACGCACTAATGACTGTGCACGGACGGTTACATGCTTACCGCACTTGCAAAGGCACTCATAGGCCGTGTGTTGGCCTATATTCGGCGCTCGGACTACTACGAGCAGCCGACCGAAGAATCGTCCCTCTAGAAGTTGTCGTTTCATTTTCTGAACTTACACGTTGAAAATATCGGGCAGAACTTCGGCCCACACATCATGCTGCGCGGATTGCCTGGAAATGCTCCGGCGTGAATCATTCGCGCTACCATCTCCAGCACGCCTGGCGAATCCTCATCGCCGATCAGCGTATCGCGCGTTCCGGTGATCGGCGCGGAGATCCCGGCGCGCTGGCCTTTCGCGGTCTTGCCGGCTTGCAGTCCGACAATCCGTGCGCCTTCGGTGATCGGTAGGCCGCTCGCGCGTTCGGCGAGCAATTCATAGACGCCGAGCTGGTAAGAAAATCCCTGCGTTTTTACGCTGCCGTCTGCACCGACGGCGGTCTTGCCGGTTTTCAAATCGCGGATTCCATAGCCATCCGGGGCTTTCGCTACGCGGTCCGTGGTCCCGGTGAGGGCAATGCCGAGGTCCGTAATTTCCAATTTTTCGCAGACGACTTCGACAGCGGCGTAATCCTGTGTCGGGGCGATCTCGGCGCAATAGAGTTTGTGCAACGCGATCGCGATCGATTCCACATCGTCGGGCGATTCTTCGTCCCATAGCACGTCCTCCCGCGGCTTGCGTATAACGTCCACAGCGGCGCCGGCCGCTTCGTCCGGTGTTATCCCTGCGCCGTCTATCGTCGATTGATCGTAGACCGCCGTGGCGGCGTGTACAGCGGTGCCTAGTACGGCGCGGCCGCTCGATGGCGTTCGCTTGTGCAGCAGGTGCTTTGCTTCGGCTCGGGCGGGGCAGTCGAAAAAATCGGAGAGTGCAGAGGCGCGGATGGTGATCACTTCGGGCACTCCCGCTGCGCTACCGGTTCTGCGCCAATCGCGTCGATCCAATCGCCCCATTCTTTGTGCGTGAGCATGAGGACGACGATGGCAATGCAGATTGCGCTGTAGACGCAGCCGATAATGAACGATAGCAGGGGGTGGTCGTCCATCACGGCAGCACCACGAGCGCAATGGCGCATGCGAGTCCTACCGCGTAAATCCAGACCGCGATGCGCAGCGGGATCGGCCTATGCGCGGTGCGGTCCGGGATCGAGTGCAGGGCTTGGTGCTGGCGTAGGGTGTGGTTCATCACGATTCCTCATCTCGCTTCGAGACATCTGTAATTCCAGTGCGGGCGAATAACTCTTCCCAACCATCGTGGTCGTACCATTTGTCATCGACGTAATACATACCGTCACTACGATCTTTGAATATCGTTAATTTGCAGCATCTGCCGGAAACGTAGTCCAGCATTACGGCTATGTGTGCATGCGCCGTAGCGTCAATAAATGCTTTCGCTTCTTCAGTTGACAAACCACCAGGGCGGAAATGAATAAAACCAAGCCCGACAGGTTGGCTTAGTGCATACGCTTCTTGCACAAGCCGCACTAGATCAACAGCTTTTCCAATGTTTAGCATTTGTCTCTCTCCATTAGCGTTTGTTCTTCCCAATGATCGCGGTCGTCTACTGGCTGTTCCTGTGGCGCGTCGGGGTGCGGCGGGAGCGGGAGCCAATATAAGATTTCGGCATGGTCGATTTTAGATTCCAGATCGTGATACCAGTTGCCGTCTTTTCTTCGCCATGCGTGAGTAACAACGCCGTCAGCTAGGGCAACAATCACGGTTTTGTAGTCATCCGGCAATCCTCCAGCAACATCACACCATGCAGAGGTCGTGGTAGGGCTGTTGCACACGGGGCAGCGGTGAAAGCGGCGGGTGGTCATGGCAAATGCCTTGCAAGATGTTTCTCCACAACATCGGCGAGATGTAGTCCTGTTGACCAATCGTTATCGCCGACTCGTTCGCACAGTATTCTTAACTGCGCTATTGTTTCCTCGCGCTCTAGCAGCCATCGCGCAGTTAGCGGCGCGTCCGTGCCAAGCTGGCGAATGCACTCAGCCAGCATGCGAACCCACGCCGCGCGACTTCCGCGCACATAAATATCTTCCTCATGTGGGGTCATGGCTTGGACTCGAAGGCGGCGCGGAATTTACGTTGGCTTCGAGGGCTTGATTCGGCGATTTGATAGGCGCGCACAAATGATTCAAACTCAGCATCCATCTCCTGCGCCGCCTCTAGCGCGGACTTGATACGGAGCCACCAATCCGTCTCTCGAAATTCGCTCGTGATCGTGGTGTCAGCAGCCTCAATCTCTTCGATCAGGTTGTTCATAGTCCGGCATCCTTCTCGATCAGCTCGGCGCAAATATCGTCCTCATCAGCAAGGTTTCCTACATCCGTAGTGTTACTACGATTGCGGCAAATCTCCGCATCCCGCTTCGCCTGGGCTCGGCAGGCGGCTTGCCAATTCGGCCATAAACTACGATCCATGATTTCGATGTCTTGAATGCTGCGATGAAATGTGCCCGTCGCCCACTCCTCAAAATCTTCGCGCATGCGGTCACGGTTAGCCATCGTCGCGTTCCTGCATGGCGTCCAGCGCCTCATCAAGATGTTGCGCCACAGAGCCACGAAATAGGTTGGAAGCCGTAGGGATGTGGGTAAACTTAAATGCGTATTGCCCGTCTAGCGTTCTCTCAGCGGACACCTTGCTCTGTAGCGTGTGATACCGCTCCGCATCGCGCTTGTACGCGTCACGCTCTTTCGCCATCTCATCTAGCGCTTTGCTCGTGGTACGTAGCGCAATGCGAACCATATCTGCGTCATCGTTAGAGTCTTTTAGTTCTGCCGTCACTTTCTCCAGCCGAAATTGAAAGTCTTGCCCAACATACTTGTGATGCCCGGTGATCAGTGCCTCCTGATTGCTGATGCACAGCTTCGCCTCTTCGAGTTCTGCTGTCACGCGGGCGAGGTCGGCGCGAAGTTTTGCGATCTCCGCACGGTCAGCACTCATCTATCCTGCTCCTGCTGTTTCGCTAGATACTCGCGCTCGGCATCATGCACGGCGGGCCGTCCGAATTTCTCCGCGAGTGCTGTTCGCAATGCAGCCATGTTCACGACGCGTTCACTCGCTGCGATCCCGCGGTAAATCCAGCGCAGTTGCGCATTCAATCGCCGCAGTTCCTTCCGCTGCCGTGCTGACTTGGCGCGGGCTTCGCTGAGTTGCTTGCGCAGGGCGCATACATCCGTGATGTAACCTTCACGCAGATTTGCCATTAGGGTGCGCTGGTATTCCGCCTCGACTTTCCAATCAACGCTCATGTCGTCTCCATCGCCTTCGCAATCACGCACTCCGTAAGCCAATGCGACTCAGCCCGAGCCACAATCGAGTCATGGTGCCGCAGCAGGGCGTCTGCTGCATCGTCGTGGCCGAGCACGGTGAGCAGCTTGTGACACTCCATCACGCCCGTGAGGATGCCCATGCGATTCGCGCGGGCGATCAATCGGTCTAGGTCGGCGGCGGTGATGCCGGTCATGCTCTCATCCTCAAGACGCATTCTGCATTTCTACGCTGCAATTCCTTTCCGAATCCGGCGCGATCCGCAGGTATGTACGGGAATTGCGTTACCTGCCAATCGGTCAGTCGATCAAAAAACGACGATCCCCATTTTTTCAACCCGCATTCGGCGTGCGCGTAGTGCCGCACACCGTACTTAATTAATCGGCCTTTGCGCTGGACGCTCATGTCGCCAAGGTCAGTGCATCCGCATACACGGCAGGTATTCATACAATCTCCCCTCGTCTCCGTCTCAACTCCCGCTGCTTGGAGAAATGTTCCTCGCGCTTCGCCTCGTCCTCGGCTAGGTCGGCGGTCTCGGCGATGTCCATCATTTCACCGTACCAATGTCCCAATTCGATTTGTACGTCGAAGTCCCGCGCAGCTTCTCTGCATGCCCGGATAATCCCCGCAATCGCCCGGCACTGCGCCGCACGGGACGGCTCACGCTTCAGGCTATCGACTAGCCGGCAATGCTCTGCCGCGTCCAGGTCGGCGCAGCAGCGGCGAAGCTCGGCGGCGGTGTCGGCGATTAGGGCGGAGGCTTGGTCGGTGTTCATTTGTTCTCCTCAAAGTCCTGGCAGGCGTAACTGTTCTAAATCTGATGCGTCTTTCTCCGACATACGCGGATTGCGCGCCTCTATTTCCATCCGCTTCAACGCCGAATACCACTGGCTCGGCGCAGTGGTAAATCCTAGCGATGTGAAATGCAGATCGTTCTTCAGTATCGCTAGAGCAATCGCTTTGTACGACGGCGCCAGCAACTCGTGCATCAATTCATCCGGAACCTCGTCCGGGATGTCTTCGGCGTATCCCATCTTGCGCCATGCCGAAATGTACTGATCGATTCGCTTCAAAACAGACCGCCTTCTGATTCCGACCGCGAGAGCAACCACGCGTCCAGCGTTCGTCTCGCCGTGTCGTTAGCTTCGGCGCGCTGGCTATTCGATAACAGCATGAACCCTCCGCGGTAAGCGCGTGACACGCTAGTGTCGATGCACATCGATGCCTGGCCTAGAAACGCGATGCGATTAATATTCTCATTCAGCAAGAATTGCTCGCACGAGATAGGCCACTCTCGCACTACTCGATCCAGTGCGGCTGTGAACCGTGGAATATCGGACAGAAACTCGGCATACAATTTTTGCCCGTCTTCGAGACGAATCCCATTTACGCCGTTGAACATGCCGGCCTTGTAGCATTCCCAATTCCAATACGGGTGATAGACGCGGTTCACTCTTCTGTCTCAAGTTCTGCATCTTCCAAAGATTCATCATCCGCTTCCCACGCCTCGGAAAAATCGCGATTGGCGAACAGCGCAGCCACTCCCGTGATTTGCTTCAGTCGCAGCAACTCATCCGCGCTCATTCCGATGTGCTGGCAAATCCACCGATCGCCCTTGCCCATTTCGACGAGTTCGGCAACGATCGTACTCATCAGTTCGATGTTGTGCGTACCACGGGCTCGATTGTGCCGGATGGTCGATGCCATCCGATCGCCGAGTTCCTTGTTGATCACAACGATCGGCAGCATCCCGCGTTCGCGCTCGAATATCCGCTGGCTGTTCTTGAGCGTAAGGTAGCGGTGGAATCCGTCGACCACGATGTAGATGTCGTTCTCAGCGTCGTAATACGTCACGACGGGCTGCGTGTATCCGTCCTCCCAAATGCTAGTTTCGAGAAGCGCCATCTCCGGTGGAGCCACGGCGTTCGGGTTGTAGTCGTTGGCCTTCACGCGATCGATAGGGACCGCGAGCACGTCGTACACAGGGGATCGGAACTCAGGCATGGCGTGCATCTGCAGCCGGTTCGTAAGATCCATCCGGGCCATGCGTCTCTGCGCCTACGCACGGCGGGTTGAACACCGAGATCAACACCGTGTCCTCCAGCGTCTCGAACGTATGATCGTCATGCTCGTCTAGCACGTACACCATGTCCTCGCGGATCATGCTTTGCTTTCCTGTTTTCAGGTTCGTCAGCACGCCCCACCCGCATATGCAGTAGCACGCTTCCAGATGGTGCTTGTAATGCCAATGGTGTTTCAGCCCTCGCGGGATAATCGTCTTGTGCAACGAGAATCCCATATTGTCACGAGCCAGCAAGGCGCGCATGCTGACAAGCCCGGTAGGAAATCTCACGTCTCTTTCTGTGTTCACGAGCGTCGGAAGATCGATAACTTTCACGCTACCCCCTATATTCGCTTGTACTTCTCCATGATAAATCGCTGGCGCAGCGCCTGTTCCTTCGTCGGCGCGAGTCCCATGTATTTGCACGTGTGGTCATTTTTCAGGATCGTGACCGCAAACCGCTTCCACGAAGTCACCTGCCCATTGTGGCAACTGAGCATATCGAGGTGATCTGGTACTCTCTGGATTCGCACCCGAGTAAGTTCCCCGCTACCGTGTGGAGTCTTGCCATTTTCTCGAAACCGAATACCGAAATACCTTAACTCAGATATGATGGAGTCATGTAATCCGCGCCCCACCCGACCCCAGAATAGAATCGACTGGATGAAGCGCTGCTTAAAATTGCCGCCAACCTCTTTCGGTAGCGTTGCGAGCAGGAACTTAGTAAATGACTTCCACGTGTGCCCAGGCGGTAGCTTCAAGCTCCGGTAGCCAAGTTGCTTTCCATACGTCGCGATGAAGTTCGCGCCCTGCACCCGCGCGCACAGTCGCGCCCAGACGTGCGGATCGATCACTCGGTACATGCCGAGGCTGGACTTTGACTCGCTCATGAACGGGGAGGCTACGCGCATCTTTTTCACCGGGACGCCGGCCTTGTAGAAGATGTCGTAGAGTTGGTTGTATTCCCAATCGAACTTCGCGTTCGCCGTCCAGATGTCCTCTGTGCGCCAATCGTATATTGGGTAGCAGTTGTAGACGTGATCGGTGTTTTTTTTCGTCCACATCTGCCCGTGCAGCGTTTCTTTGCGGTCGTTCATGATCGCGCGGAATCTGTTCAGACTTTCTACTGTGCGTATGCCAATCAGGCATGCACACCGTTTTCCTTGTGCGTACCAGTCGCCGAACTTGTCCCAGAATTCGTTGTAGGGCATGTCCTCGCGAAAAAAATCGAACCGATGATTGTCCACATTGACGATGTACTCGTGCGGCGGCATCGGGCGTATCCAGCGCTCACGATCGCGCTCGCCCCAACATTGCCATTCGACCGCGTATGAGCTTATCGTGCAGGGGAGCGTGATCGGCAAGCAGCACCAGTACACTTCAAGCAAATCCAAATTTTTACCGATGATGCTGTGCATAAATTGCAGCGAGTATTCGTAGTTCGCCTCGTTGTCTAGCACCATCAATCCGACTTTGCGCGTGATGCCGTTCTTGCGCATATAGTCGAGCATCAAATTCAGCATGACACCAGAATCCTTGCCGCCTGAAAACGACAGGTAGATGCGCTCGAAATTGTCGAAGATAAACGCCATTCGATCGTTCGCGGCGTCGTACACGTTCTTGCCGATGTAGTGTTTCATGTCGTAGCAAAGTTGCGTTGCGGTATCGATGCGCCATGTTAGCAAACTAAAAGACTATGTCAATACCTATTGCAAAATTATTTTAATTAGCTATGATGCGCGGCATGGACATAGAAAAATTAAGCGAACACTTTGGCGGCGACTACGAACTATCGAAGGCGCTCGGCGTGACACAGGGCGCAATTTCACAGTGGCGCGGCGCCGGTCAAATCCCGATCCTGCGGCAATATCAGATTCAGGTGCTAACGATGGGACGTTTCCGCGTGACACCGAAGCGGCGCGAGGACGCTGCCGCATGACTCCGCTCGATCTAATCATCGCATCTTTCGTCGGGCCGAAATCGCCCTACGGCAAGCGCTATCGATTCGGGCAATCGCGGTGCGTCGTTCGGTTGCCAGGGTTGGATGAGCATCGTTACGTGGATCGCAGCGAAGCCATGAATGCAGCGGCGTCGAAGTATCGTCCGCATCAAGGCAACCAAGAATGCGAACGGCGCGTCAGGCAAATGGCGAAGGCCGTCAAATGATTCCCCGCCCGCATCCGTCGCGTCTTCCTCCTGTTGGCGCGCGTCCGAGCTGTCCAGTGCTACCCATCCTCCCTGGTGGTGGGCAGCGGTGCGGGCGGGGAACCAGATGAAAGCCCGCTCCATCCGCGCCAAGGCCCACAAGGAATTGTGCGAGACGATCCTCGCGGCGATCGGCGACGAAGCGTTGACGGCGGCGCAAATCTCGGGGCGGATCAGTATTCCGTCGAGGAAGCTATCGACGACTCTCAGCAGCCTAGCGAAGCGTGGCGTGATCTGCGCGTCACAGGGCGGCTACTCCGAGACGAATCATGCGCCGTGCGTGCTGTGGGGCAGGTCGGTGCAGGGCTGCGCGCTTGAGCAGTGCTGGCCTAGTCTCGTGCGGGTGCCGGAGGGTCAGCCGGGGGCGCGGCATGTGGGGGATAGGTGATGCCTAGACCAGAACAGCCGTACCTATGGGTGGTAGAGGAGTGCGTCCCGAGTAGAGACAAGATAGAGCGATGGCATCCCCGTTCTTGGGATTGGGAGAGCGGCGACGCTCATAAAGATTTTGCGTTGATGAAATGCGCGGAAATGAATCGTGACGCCCGTGTTTATGGTTCCAAGTACAAATTCCGTGTCTGCAAGTACGTGAGGGCCGAGTGATGGACACCGGCGAATGGGTGCGAAAAAGGGGCAGGATGGGCGCCGACAATCCTTCGTGGAAAGGCGATGGCATTGGTTTTCGTTCTGGTCACGCGCGCGCTCGTCGAATCTATCGCGAGATCGGATCGTGCGTGAAGTGCGGGGCTGAAAAAACGGAACGGCATCACAAGGACGGGAATACGGCGAACAATCATCCTACCAACGTAGAGGTGCTTTGTAGGCGGTGTCATATGCAAGCGGATGGTCGTCTCGATAAATTAAGGAATAGAACGCCAGAACAAATCGCACGAACGGCGGCGGCACTTCGCAAGGGTTCCACGTTCTTTTGTCTCCTGTGTTCCGTTCACTTCTGGCGGATGCCCTATCAAATAGCGCAAGGGAAAAATAAATTCTGCTCGGTCGAATGCACACGGGCCTATTGGCGCGAGTACGGAAAGGTCGGGAATTGATGGATACCGCGGATCGCATCAGACACAAAATCACGGGCGACAGAGGCATCGTTAGCTGCGTCCATCCTCCGATCGCGTATCTGATCGGGTATCCGCCAACGCCAGTACGCCTAGACGATCTCGAACTGGTCGAAGAGTCGACGGCCACGGATCGGCACGCGCTGCTGGAGGATCTGGCGCGCGGGACGGGTAACGGGCATCGGACTAGGTGTGCGAGGGCTAGATTGCAGGCGCAGGCGGAGGGTGTATAGTTGCAGGTGATCGGACGGGACAACGGTTAGCTACCGCGGTTCTGCCCATATCAGGCCTTACCGTACCGATCAACTTTTCAACGTATGGGGTTGCCGTGACAATCACTTCCGCTGCATCGGCCCGTAGAATTTCAACGGTAGCCGCCCTTGTCCCGGGTGTGTCCCGTGTGAGCGGCGCTTGGCGTGTTGATGCCGCTTTGGCGTTCTACCCCACAAACCGAAGAACTGCTGCCGATGTTCCTCGTCATGGCATCTGGTGCATAGAATCTCGAAGTCTTCGTCGGGATGATCCCACGCACGAACGCCAGGTATTCGGCCATCACGATGGTGAGCGACAAGTGGCAGGTGTAACACGTTCGGACATCGTTGGCACTGGTAGTCCGCGAGTTTCAAAAGATACTGTCGCCGACTCTCCCATTGCGGGGTGCGGTAGTCGGCGCGTTGGTCTTCGGTCATATAACTCTCCTTTTCATGTAAGTAGGAGAGAAGGATTATCCGCATGAAAAAACGGCCAGCAACCCGTAACGATGGTACAAACATCCTGTCACGGTTGCACCATCGTCCTGTCACGATACCTAACGGTTTTCTTAAACCAAAGTATCCGAGTGGATTGAGTAAAAGCTACTCTGCTTCGTTGCTAAATCAATTTAGGTCTATAAGGGTTTCTCTACACGCAATGGAGATGATTTTAAACTTTACGTTCCCGCCGAAATCGATAACTAGGCTGGTAGAGCGAGGAGTAACTAGGTCTATAGCAGAAAGAGAATTGCGCGCATTTCGTGCATCATATTGGGACGATGATAATCATTGGCGTCTAACGCATAATCTTCCGAGGTTTGAAACGTTTCAGCGGGAGATTGAATTTGGCACAAGGGATTCGATTCTAATCGCGCATAGAGTGATAGAAATTTCGGTCAATGAACGCGTGGAATTAGAGGAATTGTCCAGGTTGAATGCCGAGAATGCTCGTCAAGAGGAATTATTGAGGAAACAGCGCGAAGCACAAGAGGCTGAAGATGAAGCGCGATATACAGATCGCGCAATCGAGGACACAATTAGGGCGATACAGGATTTGATTAGGGCTGCGTCATGACCGTCCCTGCGCCGGGAATTGTGTACTTAACAAAGACAGGTCATAATCGGCGTGACAGGCCGGTTTGCCGAGAGCGCGGCTATTTTTTAGCGCGCTTGTTGGCTTTCTTCTTCGGCGTAAAGGGCGTGGGCGGGGTCGATAGCATCGCGCGCAGGAGTTTCCGCGTCCGCTGCTCTGCTTCAGACTTGGAATACAGATCGAGAGTTTGTATCTCGTCTGCTGTCGTCCGCTTCTCTGCCGGTTCGTTATTCATGGATTTGACCAATGGATAAATTCGAGGCTTTACCGGAACTCTACCGAGATAGTCCGCTGATCTCCTACGAAATGGAGCGCGCAGGAGTGGCCGAGACTAGTCATGACCCTAATTATCCCCATTCAGAGATGGTGCGGGATGTGTTTGCCGCGATGCTGAACGTCGCTTTGCGATCGCCTCAGCTACGGTGTAAGTATTTAGCGTTACTGTCCGAATTGCTCCCAACAGATCGGTGAGGGACGTAACTGTTATGGGCACTCCAGCGGGGGCTATTCGTTTGCTTAGTTTGAATCCTTTCTCAACCGTCATCCTGCCATGTAAGTCTTGGAGAAGAAACTTGCCATTACCCGCATCGAACCAGATTCCATGTGCAACCTTGTTGCGCCGGGTTTCTAGTTCATCAAGTAGTGAAAGGCCGGACAGGTCTATCGTGAAGTTTTCGGTTAGCGCGATGTCGGCAATCATCTCAACCATTTCCTTCGCGCGTGGCGTGCGCACGGCAATTCTACCCTTAGCCTCAGAGAGATCTAGCATTGCAAAGACTGTCCTTCTGAGAGCCAGTTCTTGAATCGCCCATGCGACAACAATTTCACCGACCAGACTCAAAAACTCAGGCGGAAGGGTTTGAGCAATTGGTAACGTCTTGGAGTTGACGGTGATCTTCATCGGCCAACTAAATCAATTTGCCTTGTTGCGGTTGTTTGTCTTCGCGCTTCGCTTTTTTGAACGTGAGCCCACCGGCGTCCATGCGCGGATAGCGCGCTTGCTCCGTTCCGGAGAGCAAACCTTCGATCGTCAGGACTTGCAGCTTAGGAAACTTCGCACCAGTCAGCGGCGATGTGTAGTAGCCGGTCCCAACGCTCTCAGTGACCATGTTGCGCGTCGGATCGGTCAACGTCACGAACAAGCCAATAGCCGCCTTCTCACGGTCGATCACATGGGCGAAGTCGCGCAGCATCGAGACGCCTACGTTCTCCCCGCCTTTCACGCTGACAACGATCTTCTTCGGGAGCTTGTCATCGTCTTGGAAGTAGATCAGTCCGTCGATGCCGCTGTCTGCGCCTTTCTTCTTGCCTTGGTATGGCTGAGCATTGACGAGCGAGCACGCCCACCATTGAAATTGATACTTGTCACGGATAGCCAGATCGCGCGCCCCGTCGAAGTCCTTCGGCGTGCCGTGAACGTCGAACGCGATTGTTGGGAAGGCATCGCGCATTCGCTTCTCAATGAGAGAAATCGCAAGGTGCGTGATGTCGATGCCAATCCATTTTCGGTTGAGTTTTTCCGCGGCATGGACGGCAGTTCCGCAACCGCAGAACGGGTCAAGGATAACGTCGCCTTCGTTGCTGGATGCGCCGATGATGCGCTCAAGGAGTGCGATCGGTTTCTGAGTTGGATAACCCAAGCGCTCCTGCGCCTGAGAGTTCAATGGAAAAATGTCAGTCCATACATCATCGAGGGCGCGACCCTTCTGCTCGTCCAAATATCGTTTGAGTTGTGGCACGGCTCCAGGGCGCGTTTGAACAACGATTCCCGCTTCGTAAGCGGCTTGCATTCTCTGCTTAGTCCAGCGCCACACTCGGTTAATGCCCAAGAATTCATATGTAAGGTTGGGGCGGTTGGGGTTTGGGTTGATTAAATTGTCTAGCCTATATATGCGCCCATCTTTATCGTGATGCGAATACTTAGAAGAAGTCTTATCGTCCAAGTTGTCAGGATCATAGGGCGTGTATATCGAAGTATCATTCCAGGTTGTGCTATCGCTTTTCCCGTAGCACAGGAGAACGTCATGATTGTCCGGCAACCGCCTGGTCATGAGAGACTTCGCGGTAGTTCGTTTCCAGACAATCTCGTTCCTATAATTCTGCGGGCCGAAAACGCCATCAAGAACTATCTTCAGGTAGTGGCTCGCAGTCGGGTCGCAGTGCAGGTACAGGCTGCCACTCTGCTTCAACACGCGATGAAGCTCCATGAGCCGATTCGCCATCATGGTCAGATACGCCATCATGTCGTTCTCACCAAGGAACCGGCGAAGCGCTTGCATCATTTCCGAAACGTCGGTGTTGCCGCACTGAAGCAACTCACCGAATTCGCGTTCCGCTTGCTCGCCCCAATGCCACGTATCTTCAAACGCTTCTATCTGGGCGTGCGAAGCGTGTCCCTTTGGGCTTTTGAAAAGTACATTGTAAGTCGCGCTCGAATTGAACGGCGGATCAAGGTAAACAAGATCAACAGACGCATCCGCGATGTGCTCGCGCAGAATGTCCAGGTTGTCGCCGAAGTAGAGGGCGTTCATGGATCGCTACCGCGGGTTTGTATACGACAGTATCTCTTCAATGCTGCGTCTAACCTCATGGGTGTCTCGGTAAAACCATTCGCCGTCGGTTGTGTCCTGGTAATAGGCATCCTTCTTTGCGCGCTTGTACCGATCCAAGGCCATGCTCAATCCGCGGCGCTTTCTCCTTGGCGAACGCTGCATCAATCGATCAACCTCGACGACAGTCGGCTCCCCATAGGATCTAGTTGGGTGTTCTCGGAACATCAAAAATATCGAGCGAATAGGTTCGGCCGCTTCGTTGTATTCCTTCCTCTTATCTCGTCCAATGGCGATCCAATTCCCAATAAGAATGCCAGTGAGAAAGGCCGTGGTACTAACGCCAGCGCTGTAAACCGGATCGCTGAGCAAAACGCGGACAAGTTCGAGTGGTTCCATTTGCTTTGGTCGCCGATTGTTTGGCTCATTCTTGGCATTCTGGTAGGTGGCGGCTTTGGTCGAAGTGAAAATCGAAGGAAAGTTGCACCCAATGCCCCGTTACATCCTTCTCCGCAATCTGGCGCAGCACAGCGATGAACTGCGCAAGTAAAGCCCTACGCTGCTGCGTCAATCCGCCGATAGGTCAGGCGTTTGTTGCTGATGCCTTTGAGCAATGCGGTCATGCGCTCGGCGTCAGTGAATCCGGCTTTCATCCATTTTCCGTCCGTCCCCTTAACGCGCGTTTCGCGATGGTTGTATCGGAAATCAAACTCGGTGACGTAACGCTGCAAGTGATCCGGCGAGACGTGGTGAAAGGTGCCGACGATTCCGCGCTTGAGGATCGAGAAGTACCCCTCTACGGTGTTCGTATGAACATCACCGCGCACGTATTCGCCAGACCCGTGCGTGATAGATTCGTGACTTTGGAACATCTTGGACAGAATCTTGTACTGGCCCGCTTCGTCGGTCATGAGGCGCGTTTCCTCGGTGTTCAGTTGCGCCTTGAGGTACGGCCCGAGATTCGCGGAACTGATGGTCGGAACGGCAGTAGTCGAACGGACGTTGCCGCCACGCTCAACCAGCGAGAACACCATCGTCTTACCGATGCCGCCTTGAGCACCCTTGATGCGCTTGCTACGATGCTTGTTGCGTTCTTTTCCGCCGACGTAGGTTTCATCGGCTTCAATCGTCGCGCCGCCAGTCGAGAACATGCCGCCAGGCGCTTTCATGGCTTCGCGAAGGCGCATCGTCATGAACCAAGCGGTCTTGTACGTGACGCCGATCATGCGCTCAACTTGCTTGCTGCTGACGCCCTTCTTGCTGGACGCCATCAGCGCGGCAGCGAAAAGCCATTTATCCAGGCTGATCTTGGAACGCTCGAATACCGTTCCTACCGTTACCGTGAATTGATCGCGGCAGTGACCGCAGTCATACACGCCAGGGCGATGCGCTTTACCTTGCAGCTTGGAGATGCGATCTACTGCACCACAATGCGGGCATACCGGACCATTCGGCCAACGCACGGCTTCAAGATGTTCGCGGGCTGCGCTTGCATCGTGATATTGGGTTTCGTTGAACAGGTATTCGGCCATGACAGTCTCCAATCGATGGCTGAATTATGATGGCAGAAAATGTCTTTGTCAAGTATACAATTCCCCCTGCGCCGCTAGTGCAAGCCGAAGTCGATCTGCGCGACTTTCAATTCATGCCGCTGGACGTTCGCCGACTACGGGACTCGCGGATGATGACCGCGTTTCCAGCCGAGCAGGTCGTCGCAGCAATCATGCTGTGGTGTGCATCGTGGCATCAGGTGCCAGCAGCAAGCCTACCGGATGATGACGTTGAACTGTCGCAACTCGCCGGCTATGGTCGCGCGGTCAACGTGTTTAAAACGGTCAAGGATGGTGCGCTACATCAATTCGTGAAGTGCAGCGATGGGCGCCTATATCATCCAGTTGTCGCCGAGAAAGCGCTGACAGCGTGGCAGGCTAAAGTGGACACGGCGCACAGGCGCGACCGTGACCGATACCGTAAGGCGAACGGCAAGGAAGCGTCATTTCCAGATGTCGATGAGTGGAACCGTCAGCGCATTTCCGTTGGAATTGACCTAGCGTTCCGTTGGAAACATATGTCAATTCCGTTGGAATCGCTACATGCTTCCGTTGGAATTCCAGAAAAACCGCGACCCAATTCCACGACGGTCGTGTCCCGTTTTTCGGACAAGGGAGAGGGAGAGGGAGAGGGAAGGGATACTGTAACACTTAAAGACCTTAAACCCGTTAGCTCAGAGCCGGCGCACAAACCGCGCCGCTCCAAGCCGGCGCCGCAGTGGAACGGCGCGACAGTTTGCATGCTTCCAGTCGTCGGCAGCGGCGGATCGGAAATAGCGATCACTCAGGAATTCATCGATGAAATGCAGCAAGCCTATCCATCGGTCGATTGTGCAACGACCTTGCGTGAAATCCGCGCATGGTGCCTAGCCAATCCCGGTAAGCGCAAGACCGCTGGCGGCGCGCACAGGTTCGTCCAATCGTGGTTCGCAAGGGAGCAAAATCGTGGCTAAACGTCGGCAATGCAGCGGGTGCGGTGAATTCAACGCGATCAATGCGAGGGAGTGCAAGAACTGCGGCAGCGTGTTCGGCCACGCCGAGCGCAGCGCATCCAGCAGCCCCGACCTCTGCGCCTGGCGCGACGCGGGCCGCGGCTGCGTGTGCCGTGGCATCATCGGGCACGGTCAAGGGCACATGTATTGCCGGGAGCACTGGGAGCGCGTCAACGGCCGCGAGCCGCACGTGATCGGCAACGCACTGCCGCCGGTAGTTCAATCGCAGGCTGCAAGGCGATGGCACGAGCAGATGGCTGCGTCCAAGGGCCGCGTCACAAAGGCTGCTACCGGAATATCGATAACGGAGTGGCTGCAGGATGAGACCTACGGCGAATTGCAGCAGAGAATTCGCGAGAAGCTAGGCCGCGAGCCAGGCAGCGATGACGACTACGCCGACCTCGTGCCGGAAACGGTGGGGCAGGCGTGAAACCACGAATTGACATAACGGGCCAAAAATTTGGAATGCTTACAGCATGCCGATTTGTCGGTGTCGGCAATCGTGGCTCTATGTGGGAGTGTACTTGCGAGTGCGGAAACTCAAAAATAGTCGCGGCATTCAGATTGCGAAACGGGGTTACTGCATCGTGTGGATGTTTGAGAAAATTCATGTCATCGGAGAAACTTAAGAAACACCATCAATTGATTTCAGGAGTGAAGCAAAACGCCAAATGCGCTGAATGTGGAAAAGTGTTCGAGAGATGTTTGTCACCTAGTCCGCTAAAGGCTAGAAAGTATTGCTGTGCATCATGCGCTAGGCAAGGTAAGACTAAAATCGCGAAGCAATATTTAGCGTCGAATCCACTGGCAAAAGAAGCCGCAAAAAAAAGGGCAAAAAAATACGCGGCGAAAAAGTACGCACAAGGAAAATTGCCTAGCTTTATGTTTTCATGATCCGCATGACCTACACCGTTGACGGCGTTGCAAGCGAGTACGAATTCGACGATGACCGGCTGGATGAAGTACTGGCCCGTGCCGACGCCAAGTTCCTGCCGGCATGGACGGTGCAGGATGAGGCGAACTTTCGGCGGATCATGGCCGAGGATGCGAAGCGGAGGAAGGGGAAATGAGCGTTTATCCGAACTGGACTCAGAAGTTGAGGCTCATGCTCATCGACATCGCGAAGCAAGAGGGCATCGCGATCAAGCAAATCGAAATTAAGTGGGTGATCGGGCAGAGCATGTCAGAAGCCGCTCCGAGGGTGATCGATATATCATCAATCGATTTTGACGGGATGCTGGTGAATTGTGATGCGCTCCGTGACCGCGCGTAACGTCTACCGTCTCAGGTCCGAGGAAATCAGCGAATCCGCCATACTCTCGGCGGTGCTGATTCGGCTCCAGTACGACCGCAGGGTCGCGTGGTGTGAGCGGATGAACACGGGCGCAATGGCCGTGGGTGAAGGCAAGACGCGGCGCTTCGTCCGATTCGGTTTTCCCGGATGTTCTGACATAATCGGCATGATGAAGGACGGTAGGTTTCTGGCAATCGAGGTTAAGAGCCGCATAGGACGCGCTACGGAGGCGCAGGCTGCGTTCCTGGAACGTGTGCGAGCCAACGGTGGGGTAAGCGGTATCGTGCGCTCTGTGGACGATTTGGAGTCGTTGCTGAATGGCTGAAATCCCTGACGATGCAGAGGTATGGGTGCAACTAGAAAAGCTCCAGTGCACAGCGGTAAATGAATTCGACGCAATATCCAAGTCGGCATGGAAACGGCTCCAAGGTGATCGCGAGACACTGAATACCACGCTTCATTCAGGGCGCCTGATGCTCGTTACCCGCGAGGAATGGGAGGCTGCTACGGCATGCCACGCTCACCGCTAAACTCCGGCAGCCGCGGCATGGGCCGCAATCCTGCTACCGTCTATGAATCGAGGGAGGCTGCTACCTGTGTCGGCTGTGTGCACGCAACTACCATCACCATCGCCGGGAAGAATCGGCCAGCATGCGGACTCGGGCGCCAGTACGGTCATCGATGCCGGAGCTATGCCGAGCGCAAGCCCGTCCGCTGGTAGCCTGGAGCATCCGCGGCTGGATGAACTCCTAGAGACTTGGGCTAGGTACATGCGGGCGCATGACGTGCAAGACCTAATGATTCAGATGTCGCAATACTGGGCATCGGGCAGCAGCGATTTCGATTCGATGGTAGCGGCCGCGGACATGGCCGATGCGATAGCCACACACGCAGCGATTAACGATCTAGTCCCTGTGGAGTACGCTGCTATCTGCCATATGCACTTGAACGCGGTCTGGCGTGCCAACAGGGAACCGATCGAAACGGCCTATCTGCGTGCGCGTGGATCGTTGAGTGAAGGGCTGAGATTAAGGAAGGTTTCTTGACCATTTGACCGCCTTTTGAAAACGGTGTAAGTTACGCGGCGGAATAGTTCGCCCAAAAAACAAGCCCATGACCTAACGGTTGTGGGCTTTTGCATTTTCCGAGGTGACTATGTGGCCCACTACTTCCCGCCACGCACGAGGCTACGGTCGCGCATGGGACATACGCAGGGCAGCCGTACTCAAGCGGGATCAATACCTGTGCCAGTGCAAGCACTGTCGGGCAGAGGGTCGCATCACGCCGGCTAACGAAGTCGATCACATCGTACCCAAGGCCAAGGGTGGAACGGATGAGTATGCGAATCTCCAAGCGATCAACCGCGAATGTCACGAGAGGAAAACGCTTGAGGAACGCGAAGGGCTACGGCCGCGCATTGGCGTGGACGGTTGGCCGACGGCGTGAAATGGATGGTGCAGCGCAGCGTGGGGGGTGGTGCACTATTTTGTGACGCGGTGCGCGGGACCGATCGAGGTTTAGCGTCCCGTTGTCCTAATTCCCAATCCTATCCCATAAACGCTCGAAAACGACCAAAATGAAGCGAACACGCTCAGATACCGCAGAATCTGCCGTAAAAGCTATGATTGCTGCATCGCAAACGCCATTATCCGTACCGCAGCACAGCAAATTGTCTGAGGATGCGGTGGCGTACTGGTCGGGCATCATTTCGGCACGCGCGCGGGATGAGTGGACGGAACTTGACCTAGTGGTAGCGGCGCAGTTGGCTCGGTGTCAGGCCGACATCGAGCGGGAGTCGGTTGCGCTTGGCGATGAGGGTAGCGTGGTTATGAATCAGCGTGGTACGCAGATCATGAATCCGCGGCACACGGTGCTGATGCAGCTCAGTCAGCGGCAGTGCGCGTTGATGCGGGCGCTTCGCATGGGCGGCAAGGTTGCGGGCGATCCTCGGAGCGAAGCCGGGCGGCGGAAGATCGAGGCGGAGAGCCGGCAACTGCGGGACGAGCTTGCCGAGGACGAACTGCTGGCGACGTGAAGCGCAAGTCCAAGCCGGCACTAACGCGCGGCGAGAAAGTCTGCGCGTTCATCGAAAAATACTGCCTGTGCCCAGAGGGCGACCACGTTGGCAAGCCGATGGTGCTGGAGGACTTCCAGCGGAAGTTCATCCTCGATATTTACTCGAATCCATACGGTACCCATACGGCTTATCTGTCGCTCGGGCGGAAAAACGGCAAGACCAGTTTAATCGCCGCAATCTTACTCGCGCACATCTGCGGTCCGGAGGCGGTGCAGAATTCGCAGATTGTGAGCGGCGCGCAGTCGCAGGATCAGGCGGCGGTGATTTTCGAGCTGGCGCGCAAGATGGTTGATATGTCGCCGGCACTGAGCAAGGTTGTGCGGGTGCAGCCGAGCGGGAAGCGGTTGATCGGCCTCGTGCGCAACGTGCTGTACCGGGCATTAGCGGCTGAAGGTAAAACGGCGCACGGTCTCAGTCCGATCGTCGCCATACTCGACGAGGTCGGGCAGGTGCGCGGGCCTACGGACAAGTTCGTCACGGCGATCACCACGGCGCAGGGCGCGTACTCGAATCCGCTGCTGATTGCGATCAGCACGCAGGCGCCGACGGACTTGGACTTGTTCTCGACGTGGATCGATGCACAGAAAGCGGCGAACGATCCGCGCGTGGTGTGCCATGTGTACTCGGCGCCAGAGGATGCCGCGATCGACGATCCGCGCGCGTGGGCTGCTGCGAATCCAGCGCTCGGGAAGTTTCGCTCCGTGGCCGATGTCGAGAAGCAGGCCAAGGCGGCACTAGCTATGCCGGCGAACGAACCGGAGTTTCGCAACTACATTCTCAACCAGCGCGTCGAGGCGGCGAACCCGTTTGTCACGCGCACGGTATGGGAGACTTGCGGCGCAGCGCCGGGCGACATCGGCAAGAAAAAGGTTTGGGCCGGGCTTGACCTATCGGCCGCGCATGACTTGACCGCATTTGTGGCGGTGGACGAATCCGGCGGCGTGCATCCGACATTCTGGTTGCCGGCTGATGGTCTCGCGGAAAAGTCGCGGCAGGATAAGGTGCCGTATGACCTGTGGGCGCGTCAGGGAATCTTGAACACGACGGCCGGCAAGGCGATCGAGTACGAGTTCGTTGCCGAGTTCCTGCGCGGATTTTTCGACCGATATTCCGTGCAGCAGGTGGCGTTCGACCGCTACAACATGAAGTTCCTGCGGCCGTGGCTGGAGAAGGCCGGGTTCAGCGAAAAGGAATTGCTGCTGTTCGTCGAGTTCGGGCAAGGGACTCTCTCGATGACTCCGGCGCTCCGCGAGTTGGAGGTGAAACTGCTGAACGCGCAGCTCCGGCACGGCAACAATCCGATCCTGAATATGTGTGCCAACAATGCGAAGGTGATTGGCGATAGCGGCGCGCGGAAGTTTGACAAGAAAACAGCGCGCGGTCGGATTGACGGTATGGTTAGCCTTGCGATGGCTGTCGGTGTGATGCCTACCGCGGGCGAGCCGCCGAAGCAGTATCAGGTGATGTTCATCTAGTCGCACAGTTTTCGGTTTCCCTGAAGTCCTCATGCCCGCCTAGAGCGGGCTTTTTCTTTTCTGGAGCCTGCAATGAATCGACTCACGCTGCCGAATATCCGGCTGGATTCACGACCGAGCGGGCTCAAGTTCCGTGCGCCACAGACTGCGGTCGCGCGGTGGGACAAGTCGATCAATCTCGCTGCGAAGCCGGGAGAGATTGCGATCCTCGGCGAGATCGGTCCCGAGGAATGGGGCGGGATCAGTGAGAAGTCGGTGCGCGAGCAGTTGAAGGCGATCGGTCCGAAGAACGCGGTGAAGGTGATTATTAACTCGCCGGGCGGCGACGCCTTCGCCGGCATCGCGATATACAACATGCTGAGAGAGCATCCGGGCAAGGTGTTCGTGTCGGTGATCGGCGAAGCAGCCAGCGCCGCAAGCATCATCGCAATGGCGGGCGATCGCGTCGAAATGGGCGAGGCCGCCTTCCTCATGATCCACAGCGCGGCCGGTATGGTCATGGGCAATGCCGCCGATATGCGCGAGTTCGCGGACCTACTCGCAACCATCGATTCATCCGTCGCCGAAGTCTACGCGCGCCGCAGTGGCATGCCGGTTAAAGACGTGCTCACGCTCATGCAAGCCGAGACGTGGCTGACCGCTAAAGAGGCGGTGTCGAAACGCTTCGCTGATTCGATGGTCGCGGATCAATCCGGCGACAAGCAGAAATCTCCGAGTGCATCCGTGCGCTCGACCCTTCCCGCTCTTACGGCTCCCGCGCTGCTCGCCGCGTCAGGCACTCAAGCAGCCGCTGGAATCCGCATGAGCCTAACTCCGGGCGTCTCCGGTGGTATCAAAGGAAACACCATGAAGTCGTTGAATGAACAACTAGCCGAACTGCGCGAGCAGAAAGCGGCACGCATGACTCGCCAAGGCGAGATCAATCTGATGTTCCAGCGCAGTCCCGATCAGGTCACAGACGAGATGCGCCAGGAATTCGACTCGATCGATGCAGAACTGGTCACGATGGACGATCAGATCCGCGTCAAGAGTTTCGAGGTTCGCATGGCTTCGGCCGCGCAACCGATCACAACCGAATCGCGTATCGTTCGTGGGGCGCCGTATCTCAACCTCAAGAACAAAGACGCGGACGAGAAATTCAAGGGCCAAAACTGGACGCGCAAAGTTATCGCGATGGCGCTGGCTCACAACCATCACGTTGCGCCGCACGAAATCGCGCAACAACGGTGGGGCAAGACTAACCCGACGCTGGTCGAGTGCATCCGCATGGCAGCAGTTGCCGGCGGTGGCAGCGACTCCGGCGAATGGGGCGCGGAACTGGTGACGGCCGACAATCGCTACACCGGGGACTTCATCGAGTACCTGTATGCAATGACGGTCTTCGATCAGTTGCCGTTACGCGAGATTCCTGCGAACGTTACCGTCAAGGGCACGGACGGCGCGGCTACGGCCTATTGGACTGGACAGTCCAAAGGTATCGCTGCAACAACCGGATCGGCGTCTACCGTTACGTTGTCGCCTCTCAAGGTGGCAGCGCTCGCGGTGGTGTCGAACGAATTGCTTGCTGATTCGTCTCCGGCTGCCGAGACGTGGGTGCGCGATCTGTTAGCCGAAGCAATGTCGCAGCGCGTCGATCAAACATTCCTCTCCACAACCGCGGCATCGGCTGGCGTATCTCCGGCGGGTATCCTCAACGGTCTATCGGCCAAGACATCGGCCGGCGCGACTGCCGACAACGTGCGCACGGACATTGAAATTCTGATGGCCGACTTCATCGCTGCACGTCACGTCTCGGGGCTGGTGTTCGTCACGCAAACGGGCCTTGCGCTCGCGCTGCAACTGATGCGCAACAGCTTGGGCTTGCCAGAATTCCCAGGGGTCAATCTCAAGGGTGGCACGCTTGAGGGTATGCGTTTGGTTTCCGGTGACAACGTGGGGCAGAATGATTTCATCCTGCTCGATCCGCGTGAAATCTGGAAGATTGGCGACAGTGGCTTGCAGGTTTCAATCTCGCGCGAAGCGACGGTTGAGCAAGACACGGCACCGCAGGGCGCGACCGATACGCCGGTTGCGGCCTCCGCGAACATGACCAACATGTTCCAAGAGGACTCTACGGCGATTCGTTTAATTCGTCGCATCAACTACCAGAAGCGCCGCACTACTGCGGTTAGCTTCATCGGCGATGCCGCTTACGGTGGCGTAGCTTCCTAACGAGCAGTTAGCGATTCCTCGGGGCTGGCAACGGCTCCGAGGTTTTTTCACTGGAGAATTGAATGATGAAAATGCAAGCGCTCGTCGCGTTGCGTGAATTTCCCTATGGCGGGAAGCGCGTGAAGATCGCGCAATGTTTCATGGCAACGGAGAAGGACGCTCGTATTCTCATTGCACTACGCCGGGCGCAGGCTGATCCTGCAGGCGGGCGTACCATCGAGCCGGACGCGCGCGATATGCCGACACAAGCGCTCGTGGATGAAGTGATGGCGGAGGAATACCCGCGCCGCCGTGGCCGTCCTCGTAAAGAGGTCGCAGCGTAATGGCGACAATAGAGCGGTGGGACCCTGTGCGAATGGTGTGGGAAACGCGCGAATTGCGCGAGCCTAAATTCGTAGAGGCCACTGCGATGCAGGTTGCGTCAG